AGTCTCTTAACCTTGCATTTGGTTCAGTAAGCCCAGTAACACCTGGACTCGGACCAGCCATGGTTGCAGCATATTCGCTCACTGGACGTTCAAATGCTTTTGGCCCAATGGATGATTTGATTCGTGACATTATCACACCTTTTGGTGAACCAAAGACTGCAACAGATATTATTTTCCCTTCTTGGTTGAAAAAAACAACTGCAGCAATTCTTGGTAATGATGCAGCAACTCAGCGTAACGTAAAAGACTGGGCAGCATATTTAGCGTCTACTGGTGAGTATGGAGATAATCCTCTAGCATCTGATGCTACACGCACTAAGTTGTTTAATGATGCTGAAGGTCTAGCAAAAAACATGAATATGGCTTTAGCAATTTTCCAGTCTATTTCACCAGCAACTCCTCTTGATGAAGTTCTTGTTAAGATTAAAAACCCTAAAAACAAGATGCATTTCATGACAATGACTATGCTTACAAAAGAGTGGCAGTCACTCAATGAGCGTAATCCAGGAGACCGCAACGCAGCAGTAGCGCAGTTTGCTGATAAGTTTGGTATCAACAACCTTCTGATTGCAGTAAGCGGTACTACACCTGCTACAACAGGATATTCTGATGCTTGGACATTCTTGAATAATAATCCTACTGCTGCAGATAAGTACGCAACACCTACTGGAGATATTGTTCCATACTTCTTCCCTGGGGGGGAATTCTCTCTCAAGTACTATAACTGGCAGAAGAAAAGCGGTGCTCGCCGTAATCTATCTACAGCAGAATTATCTCAAGAGGCAGAAGGCATGGTCTACGCCATGCTCAAGGGCCAAATTGCAGAACAGCAGATTGCTGGAGGATACACAGACTACTGGTATAACGAGCAGTTAGCCATACTTGATAAGCAGTTTGGTGCTCGTCCATCTGACACTATTGTCACAGGTGTCAATGACCAGAAAATTGCAAACATTGAACTTGCTCTTGCAGACCCTGCCTTCCAGAAGTCACCTGTCTACAAAGAAACGCAAGAATTCTATGCAAAGTTTAGTGAATTTAAGAAGTTACTAAATCTTCAAAAGGCTACTAACTATGCAGAATTATCTGCAGGGGGAATTGCTATATTGATGCGCAACGAACTCGTTACACTAGGAGAAAGACTAATGCAAGAAAATCCTGAATTCTCCCGCATGTATTATGGAGTTTTTGCTGGAATACTAAAGGAGGCTAAGTAATGGCTAATACTCAAAGCGTAGCCTCCCAAATTCTTGGTATCTATAGCGACCCAGATAATCCGTATGTAAAGTTTGTAACAACTACTGACCTAGTAGCCAAGCAAGCAGCATTCCAGCAGATTCAACGCCAGATGTCTGGTCCTGGCAAGGGTGGATATGCAACAGAGTTCCAAGCATTCCAGGCTATGCTGCGTAACGCAAAGATTAGCAAGTCAACTACACCACTAGGTATTGTTGGCTTGGATGAGATGCTTGCTATGGACAAGGTTATCTCAGCATCTATCGCTAGCCAGTTAGACCCACTTTCATATCTAGCAAACTACAACGCTTCTTTGAAGCCAAAGGCTATTGCTCAGCCAGATATGACCACTCAGTTCACTAAGCAGGTTCAGTCTGCTTTGCAATACAAGGACTTGGGTGATGCTCGCGAGGCTTACACTGATGCTTATTTTAAGACTTGGGGACAGTTCCCATCTGCTGACTTGGACAAGAAGTTCCAGGCATCTTGGAATGCCCGAGTAAAGCAGGAACTCCAGCCTACGACTACAGATACTAAGACCGAAAAGGTCTACCAGTACGATACTAAAAGCAAGCCTGTCATTGATAAGAAGACTGGCAAGCAAAAGTTGGATAAGGGTGGACAGAAGATTTACTCTAAGATTCTCAAGAACAAAGAGGGTCAGTATCTAACAAAGAACATTGTTACTCAGCAGTCTAAGGCTATGGGTGAAGGCTTTACCGAAGAAGAGCAGACTCGATTCCTTGCTGAGTTCTTGGTTAATAACTACCCAGAGGCTCAGTTTAATGTAGAAGATATTGGTGGTACAGCCAAGACTATCTATAACACTATTGCCGCTTATCACTCAAGCAACTACGATGCAGCGCCAGACTTTGCCTCTGTATCGCCTTTGATTAAGAACATCCTATCTAATCCTGACCAGAAGGTTCAGGAAGAAATGTTTAATCAGTACCTTACTGGACTTCAGAAAAAAGCAACCACACGTTTCATGTCAATCCAAGACATGCTTCAACCTGGAGAAAACGCTAATAAGTACGTTGACCCAGTACTGAAGGCTATTGGAAATGCTCTTGAAACAACAGTTGATGTTAAAGACCCTCTTGTTCTCCAAGCACTTAACTACAAGGATGATAAGGGTAACTTTAGACTTCCAAATGACTTTGAATTAACCCAGATGGTTATGAACGATAAGCGTTATGACGGGACATCTGGTGCAATTAATTCAGCAATCAATATGGCACAATCACTTAAAAATGAGTTGAGGTAATCGTGGCAAAAGCACCATCAAACTTTACCTACGGGGCAACATCTGCACCAGCATATAAAGCGCCTGACCCAACCGCTGCTGCAAGAAAGTCAGCAGTAGAAGTACCAACCGTATCTAACATCAATGCATTTATTGCTGGTCTTCAAACAAAACTTTCAAACGTAAACGTCTCACTTGGTCTTAATCCTGATGGTTCAAAGCCTACTGTAACAAGTACACGTAGTGGCATTACTGCTGCTGCAGACACACGACTTGGCGCAGTTCTTGCTCAACAGAATGCTGCTGCTGTTCAGCGTGAGCAACTTAAGTCTAATATGCCTACAGATGCTCCTGCAGGATTCCACTACACCTGGGTAGGTAATGGTTGGAAACTTTACAAGGATAATGTTGGTACTACTGGTACAGGTGGTACAGGGGATAAGGGTGGTACAGGTAACACAGGTGACACAGGAATCAAAGATAATATAACTGGAACCCCTACAACAAGCGTAGAAGTTCTAAAAGCCATGCTTAAGGGTATGGGCTTTACAGCAAGTCTAATTGATTCATCTGCCTCTTACCTTACCTCTTTGGTCAAAGAAGGTCTTGATGAGCAAAATGCAATACAGGTATTTTTAAATACCCAAGAGTATACTCTTAAAAATGGCACTAAGTTAACCTCTCCTTTTTACACTGCTTATGGATATTTGAACGAAGGTCTAGTTAAGCCTAAGACAGCATCTGAACTATTCAACGCTGTAGAAGGCTACAAGGAACTTCAAGCAAAATATGGGTTTAGCAGTAAGTATTTATCCCCTGAATCTCTTAAGAACTACGTTAAGAATAACGTGACAGTGCTTGACCTGGATGAACGCGCTAATGCTGCTCGCCTTGCTGCTATCAATGCAGACCCTGCTAAGACAGATGCACTTATAAAATTGGGATATATCTCTGCCGCATCAGACTTACAAGACTTTTATATGGACGCCAAGATTGGCAAGGAGCAACTTGAGTTGAACCGCAATACTGGTGCATTCGTTGCTGAGGCTATCCGCCGTGCTGGTTCAGGACTCCTCGTTGAGAATATGCAGATTGCTAACTATAAGAAGTTGGCTGCTGAACTTACTGCCAAGGGATACTCCGAAGGACAGATTGCACAACTTGCAACTACTGGTTTCCAGAACGTAGCAGAATCTCTAACGCCTACCGTGGCTCTGTCAGGTATCTACGAGAAGACAGCAGGAGACAAGGCTACAACCTCACTTATCCAGTCTGAACTTGAACAACAAGAGTTTATGAACATGGCATCTTTACGTCGTAAGAAACTGGCTGAGCAGAATGTCAAGGCATTCCAAGGCGTAGCAGGAACTACTTCGACATCACTAAGAACCGCATCAACTGGCGGACTTCTATAACAGAATCCTATGTGGACCTATCGGCCCCACATAGCGTACAAGACCGAGAGTACAAGCCAATGCAGATTCCCCGTCTGGATTGAGGTGTGCGAATACTACTAACAAAGGGAGACAATCGCATGAGCGATAACCGCGACAACTACTGGGATGATGAAGACGAAGACGATACACCTACAGGTGAATTTCAGTCAGACTCTGCACTTGTAAAGCAACTGCGTAAGCAACTAAAGGCTGAGCAACGCCGACTCAAGGAACTAGAGACTTCATATGGTGAACTCACCAAATCCCAAAAAGAGCGGATTTTAAAGGACGTACTTTCGTCCAAAGGTGTCAATCAAAAGATTGCACAGTTTATTCCAGCAGATATCGAGGCATCTGAGGATGCTATTAGCGCCTGGCTTGATGCCAACGGTGATGTCTTCGGATATACACCAGCGCCAAAGCCAGTTGTAAATCAACAGGATATTGCTTCTATGCAGAAGATGGATGCTGTGCTAACTAATGCTGAGACACCTGCTACTTCGGATGACCTGCAAAATCGCATCGCGAATGCAACATCTGAGGAAGAAATTTTATCCATTCTCAGCGGTCAGTAAAATAACCGCACACTAACAATCTCAGAAAGGTAGGACTCGCCAAATGGCAGACGTCTTTACAACTACCACCTCTGGGTTAGGTTCCAATCTCGTAACCATGGCGTACGATAAGTTGATTGAACTCAACCTTCGTACAACACCACAGTTCCGTGCAATCGCTGACAAGAAGGTCGGCAACCCAACCCATGATGGTTCTTCAATCCGTTTCCAGTTCCACAACGATATCGCTGACACCACAATTGCTGGTGCAACACTCGCTGAAACTGTAGACCCAGATGCAGTAGCACTACCAGCAACCACAACACTTGATGTGTCACAGGTTGAACTTGGTCGTGTAGTACTCCCAACACGCAAGTTGTCACTCATGACTCTTGCAGATGTTGACCCATGGATTGCAAACGCAGTCTCATTCAACATGGCAATGACACTCGACAACGGTATCGCTGCTGTTCTTGATGCAGGTACAAACGTCATCCGCGAATCCGCTGGTGCGCTTTCTACATCTGCAGCAAAGACAACAATCACAACAACCGACACCTTCAAGGGTCGCGATGTTCGTTATGCAGTTACCAAGTTGCGCGCGTCAAACGTTCTTACCCGTGGCGGAATGTATGTTTCATACATCCACCCAGAAGTCTCACACGACCTTCGTACAGAGACAGGTAACAACATCTGGCGTACACCACACGAGTACCAGAATGCTGGTCCACTCCTTGCTGGTGAACTCGGCGCATGGGAAGGTGTCCGTTTCATCGAGTCACCAAACATGACAAACTCACAGTCAGGTTCAGGCTCAGGCGGAACCCAGACACGTGTCTACAACACCTACGTACTCGGGCAGCAAGCACTTGCTGAGGCAGTATGGAAGGAACCAGGCATTGAGTTTGGTAACGTTGTTGACAAGTTGAACCGTTTCCGTCCAGTCGGCTGGCACGGTATCATCAACTGGGCTATCTACCGTCAAGCAGCACTCTGGAACCTCCAGACTGCAGCATCAGGTCGTCCAAACGCTTAATTGATTGACTGGGGGGCTAGGGCAACCTAGCCTCCTCCTTATGGGTAAAATTGCTAGGAAGGGAATTATGGCGTTTTATTTTACTACTCCCACTATCAGTGAGGGTCCAGCAGGGGAAGGGCCTCTATTCAGCCGCTACAGGCTTGTAAGGGGCAT